GTTGATGACTTCTTCAGTGCCCTTACCCTGCTTTTGATCTGGCGGATCGGCAACCATCAATTGGCCAACTGGAAGATCGCCAGCGGGGACATAGCCCATGCCGCCAATGCCTAGCTGGCTGAAAGTTCGGGGGCCAACAACCCCGCCATCAGCAAAGCCCATCCAGTTGCGCGGGGTCTGGGTTGTGGTGGTGCTGCCAGCGGCTGCGCCAGTTCCTGTGGCGACGTTGGCAAGGAACTGGGCGACTTGGAACGGGTAGCCCTGTTCCTGCATGAACTTATTGATCATGGCGTCTTTGCCAGCCTGTTCAGTCTGTTGCTGCATGGTGCCAGCCGCAATCTTGGCCTGTGCGCCCTGTAGGCCCAACTGTTGCGACTGAGCGCCTAGGCCAGCCAACTGCTCACCACCCGCCAACTGCCGCGCCAGATCGGCCTGAGAGGCACCAAGGGCTTGCGTGTAGCCTTGGTTCAGGATGTCGGCCATGGTCTTGCCATAAGCCATTTGGTTTTGCTGTTGCAGGTTTGCTGCGGCGATGCCTGCGCGGTCACCGCCGAAGGCCCCAGATGAAATGGCGTTGCCCAGAGCGCCGGACTGTGCCTGTTCTGCTTGTTGGCGCAGATAGGCCCCAGTGGTGTCAGCAACGTTCTTAATGTAGGGCGACATGTAGTTGTCGATGCCAGCGTAGGCAGGCCCCATGCCCGCTTGCGTGGCCGTTGTGGCTTGGGTCATGTAGGGCTGGTATGATCCAGCCGTGGCGTTGATGTCGTTGATACCAGCGCCCTGCTGTGCGTTCATCTGGGCAACATAGTCAGCCGCCGTGGTCCCAAAAGCTTGGAACGGCTTGGCTGCGGCAGTTTCAGCCCGTGCGTTGACAGCGTTGTAACGCGCCAAAACCTCTGGCGGTATGGACACCGATGAGGTCGTTGTTGCCTTCTTGCCGCCCATTCCGTTTATCCTTCAGTCAGGCCCGTTTTGGCGTTATACAGGAAGTACACACCAGCGGGGGCACCGAACACACGTTCGTAGAGGCGGATTTTTGCCTCAGTCCTTGTGTTCGACAATACCCCAATCGCCAGAGGAATACCAAGTTTTTCTGAAACGGTCTTTGCCCACTCCGCAAGCTTGCGGGCGCGACCGCCTTTTGCCGACCGAAACTCTGGTGCGACATAGATTGCCTTCTCGTCCAAGATGTTCTCGTGGCTGTACCACATGGACCCGATCCGCAGGATAATCATGGCCTCCAGTGGTTCACCCGCATCGCCGCCGATGACACCAACCAATCCCATCTGCTTGGTAAGCGCCGCATATATGTGGTTCTGCAACATCGGAATGTCCGGCTCCACGAAGGCGTTTTCGCGGGTGGCGTCGATGGACATACGCATCACCTCGTTGAAGTCTTCAGCAATCCCCTCGCGGACGTAGATTTCGGTCATGTATGCTTAATCCTTTTTCGGACCCGGCAAGCTTTGCAGTGTTTTGATGGTTTTCTGACGCATCTTTTTCACGAAAGCATCCAAGACCTTGTGTCCGTGGTCCAAGTCGCCACCACCGATATGTACAACATCTTCCGGCGGAATAACATACTCCCCGCCAGCGGCCACAATTGGCACCCCATCGGTCGCGCCACCGTCGGCTTTTCCAAGAAGATTGCTGGTGAAATTGTTGAACTTGCTTTGGCCTTGATCATCTTTCTTGAAAATGTTGCCAACCGTAGCGCCAGCAATAGGACCAAGACCCGTAATAATTCCCAAACCAGCGCCAACCAACCCAGCGTTTCTATTCAGCCAGTTTGGCTTGGTGCCTTCTGGTGCTGCGGCAGTGCCAGCGGCGGGTGCTGGGCTGACACCAGAAGACCTATTGCCACTAAATAGTCCAGCGCCGGGGCCGCCGCCATTAACCCGATCCCACAGGCCAGTATAGCCCGAAGCATTTGCCGCTGGCTTGTTTTGCTGCCCGTACTGGGCATTGGACCCGCCCGGCAGATAGGATTGCAAGTTGGCTGGGATCGCATCGCCATAACGCTGGTTGTCAATCTGGGCATAACGCGCCGATGCCGCTTGGTTGGCGTTGTACCTGTCACTGCGTCCGTTTCCTGCGGGTGCAGCGGGTGCGGCGGCAGGGGCAGGGGCAGAACGGGCGGGTGCAGCATTAGCCCCACCACTATCAGGGCGAGAAATACCTTTGCTCCCCATGTCAGCGCCGCCACCACCAGCCTTATGAGGCATGGACACGCTGTAGGGCAGACCCTTTTCGCCGTACGGCGTACCCTTGGTGATGTTTTTGACGCTAAAGATGTCCTTGGCGATCTTGAAGCCCGCCATGCTGTTGCCTTCGCCCATGGCCGAGATGATGTCGGCGGGGATGACGTAGGAGCCGGAGGCAACGTGCATTGGTAGGTGGTCCGTGCGGCCCGCCACAGAGCTGTGGATGGCACCCTTGTGGACTTTGCCCCCACGGGCGCGGGCAGTGCGAAGTGCTGCCGCCACGGCCTGCTTTTGGGGGTGTCCGGCGGCAACCATCTCAGAGATGTTGTCGGAGATAGTTTGTTGGGACGAACCTTTTTTCAACGGCATTGCAACCTCACGAGTAGCTGACGGTAACGACCTGACCCGTACCGGGTGCGATCACAATACCATTGTTGGTGGGAATATTGACAACAATAACGCCAACCGTGTTTGGGATGGTGACGATCTTGCCTGTTGTGGCGCTGGACAGCGTTGCATCGTACGCGGAGCCAACCGCCGACCCTGCGGTAAGCACTGCAATTGACGCCAAGCGGCCCTGCCCTGTGGAGACAAGCGTGGCCGCCGATATGTTGTTTGAAACCAAAATGCCTTGAACCTGAAGGTATGTCTGCCCCACGCCGTTGATGGCGGTGGCAATGTTCTTGGCGGCGGTAAGAATGTCTGAGAGCGATGACATCAGAATTTCCCATCGGGTTGGTAGCGGTATCGGATGTTCCCAAGACGCCAGAAGGAATCTAGGTCGTTGCTTTCAATCCTGATTGCCACAAGCCTTGCGCGAAACCGTGGGGTCACGAACTGGGTGGCTTGCGTAAGATTGAAGGAATATGTGCTTGGCGTGTCGCCCGGGTAATCTGCCGTGTAGAAGGTGATCGTGACATCAGCGCCTTGGGTTCCATCATAGAAGCCCCACTTCATGTCGGGCCACACCTGATCCAAGAAGGTCTTCAGTTCGCCTTCCTGAACGGCAAAGTAACCCGTCTGAAACCAAGAGTTCATCGCAACGCCATCGGCGTTTTCGGAGGTTTCGTGCTGGTAGATGATGTAATCGCCACCAGCGCCAATTGGCGGGCCGTTCACGCCTTGGTCAATCCACGCCGTGCGGGTCATGGTGCCAAAATCCCACTGGTTCAGCAAAGCGTTATACTTGGCGTACTTGGTCGGGATGCCACCCGACCCCATGACGGGGTAATACCATGTGATTTCCCCAAAACGGGAATTGGGGGCGCATCGTACGTTTTCCCAATAGTCTGTGTCAATGTCTTGGAAAATCACGTCCCAGATCGGGCATTGCACAGGTTCAACGCCGTTGCCGGACAGCTTGAAAAACTGGCTCTGGCTCATCCAGTAGACGGTGCCAGCCAGCGTACCCATAGCCTTACGCCCCACCAAGCCGCAGCCCGATGCCACCTCGTTAAAGGAATAGACCAAAGGCAGGTTGATGTATTGCATCGACCACAAAGAAAGGTCGGTCCACAGCAGGCCCTGTTGCGGACCTTGCATCGCGCCCACGACCTTGGACCCCTTGGGGATGCGGTACGATCCGGCTTGGTTGGTGACGGTGCCGACCCAGTTAGAGAAGTTGCCAACATCGCACCACCGCACAAGCAGCGGGTCTTGGAAGCCCGTGAACGTGGACCCGTAGGCGATGATCTGGCGCTCTGGCATAGCCACAAAGCAGCCCTCGTTGATCAGCGGGGCGTTGGGGACAACGATTGCGTGTCCCGTTGTGTCAGACGGGTTCCAGTAGAAAATCTCGCCAGCGTGGGGGGACGCGATCAGGTATTCGCCCCAGTTGTCCAGCGACCAATCTGGTTCTGTCAGCGTGGGCATTTCAAAGCCCCACGCCGTTATGGAGACAGTTGCCCCAGTGTTGGTGAAGGCGGCAGAGGATGATATGACAAAGGTGCTGGTTGATACCCCAGCGGTGGCACTGAGGACCGTGTAGTTGCCATCAAAGTTTGTTGATCCGCTTATGGCAAGTGTGGTTCTGGGTGTAACGTAGACGCTGGTTGACAGGGTCACGGTAGCCGTGGTGCCGTTCCCGACAATGCTGGCCCCCGTGTAGACTCTGCCCGTGCCGCTGAACACAACACCAGTGCCGTAGCCGCCCGAACCATAGCCGCCAGCGCCGTAACCCACGGGCGGTGTGGTTGCCTGTTGCCCAATGTAATAGTTGATCCGCGTCTTGCCGCCGTTCATTTGGTAAGTAACGGCGGCGGCGGTTACTGTGCCGAAGACGGTTCCAACGCCGGGGTCGGCTGCCTTGGCATAGCTCAACGATCCGGCGGATGATGCCGTGACGGTGTATGTGCCGTTGTAGCCGGAGGGGGTCATGCCCGCGACCACAACCGAAGTTCCAATGGGGACAATTGCAAGATTGCTCATAATGATCGTGGCCGTTCCAGCCAGCCAGCTTGCGGAGATGATCCCGCTAAGAATGTTTTGCGGTGCGCTTGATGCGGCGATTGTAAAGGTGCTGCTACTTAGCACCGAGGTCACAATATAGTTTCCATAAAGGGAAATGCCGCCAATGTCCGTTGCCACCAAGATTGGGAATGTGGACCCAGCGGTGTAGCCGTGGTCAGCCAGCGTGACCGTGACGGTGGGTGTTGACGGGCTGATGGTGGTCTTAAACGATGGAACCGCGCCGCCGTTGTTAACAGTCGCCGTGGCAGGGGTCAGTATCCCGATGACGTTTTTTGCGGTTATGATGTAGCTGTTTGCGCCAGCTTGTGTGCATGGATAGAAGCCTGACAGGACGATCCCCCCCACGCTAACTTGCGTTTGGAGGTAAATTGAATCGTACGAAGAAACGTTAGACGCCGTGTCGGTGACAGTAACATTTGAACTCCCGCTGACGGTGGTGAAGTCGGTTGTTATGTTGGCGGTGTAGTATTGCGGCGAGATGTTGATGCCAGTGCCGCCGCTTTCGCTGGTGTACAGGGATGTGTCCGCGCCAATGCCCAAGTATTTGTGTGTGTTTGTGTCAGACCATGCGTGGAGCGCCCGAACGGTGTCCCACTGTGTGGTCTGGATGAATTTTGTCCAGCCGCCAAGTTTCTGCGGCAAGCCCACGCCCTGCCGATCCGGCACAAAGCGGATCAGGTTGCTTGACGAAATAGCGGCCTCGTTCAGGGCCGGAGTGCGGTTCTGATCAACGCCGGGGATAAGCTTCAGGCTGGCGTGTGGCATAAATTAGCCTCGCGTTGGGGTGGCAACGGTTGCCGGAGATTGCGACGACCAGCCTGCGGCGTCAAACTTCTTGCGGGCCTCTTCCACCACAGCCGACTTCAACAGCAACTGGTACTGGTTCTCGTAGCTCTGCGCCATCTGCGGATCGTCGCTCTCCTTGCCAAAGTTCCGCTGGTAGGCCGAGATGTAGATCATCGACGCCATCACCAGAAGGTCGGACAGATACTGGCTGATGAAGGTGGTGGGGACAGCGGCAGACAGCGGCGCGGGGCGGATCGTGCCGACCACCTCAACGTAATAGTCTGCGTTTGGCACTGGTCCGACAAAGAACAACGTTTCGTTAAACGGCACAAAATACTTCGGCACACCAAGGTTGGCGGACAGGGACGAACCATAGACCGCATCCAAAAATTCTTTGGTGGTCGGCATCAGCGGGGTGCGGGTCGCGGTGTTAGGGTTGGTTTGACCAGCGGGGGTGATCAGGTTGATCTGTTCGCTGACCACAAACGATGTGCCGCTGCCCAAGTCTTGCGAAAACGATAGGTTGCGGTTGGCAGCCGTCAGCTTGTAAGACGCCCCATACAGCGACACCGATGTAAACATTAGGTCCAGATCGCGGCAAATGCGAAGGTTGGTGTAGTCAATCATCATTGGCAAGATTGCCAAGAAGTTTGGGTCATCCTCCGCCACGACCGCCATCTGGGCGATCTGGGTCTTGTATGTGGTGTAAGTTAAGCCAGCCATGCCGTCACCCCTGTGTCTGCGATGACCTTACATCATTCAAGCAGTTTAGCCAATGTCTTAGGTCCGACGATGCCATCAGCAGCTAGACCATTGGCGGCCTGCCACTTTTTGACCGCAGCTTCCGTACCTGATCCAAACACGCCATCGGGTTCAAGACCCAGTTCAGCTTGCATCCGCTTGACGTTTTCGCCCGTGGAACCCTTTTTGAGGACGCCCGGTATGGCCGCAGCGTTGGCAATCGGGGCCGGAACTGCGCCACCCAGAACGGCCAGTGCCGCCTCATAGTGTTTGCGCCGATCCTCAAGGCCAATGGTGCCACCGTTAACCAGCTTGGTCATCTTGACAATGTCGCCCTCGTCGCAGGCAATGTTGATCTTGCGGCTGTTCCAGTACCAACAGGCGCTTTCCAACGCCCCCTTCTTGGTTTGGACGTAGTCGATCACCTGTTCCGGCGTCATATCAACAGACAGGCCGAAAGCTGTGTAGTTGTCGCGCCCAGTTAACTGGATCACCCCGCGCCCACGGAAGCGCCAGCCATCACCTTCTTCTGTATTTCGCATACGGCCCCCGTAGATCACGTTGGCGATCTTTTCAGGCTGCTTGGCATAGTCCGCAGCGTTGCGTCCAGACTTGGAAAAATACTTGCTGAAAAGCTTTTCCAGTGTTTCGGCGCGGTAGTTCAGGTTTTCTGACAGGACCGTGAAGTTCATGCTCTCATGGCCGCACTGGGCGAAGAAACCCGCAATACGGTTGGGTGTGTTGATCTCGTACTTGGGCAAGATTTCCATTGCCGCATCGGCCCACGCCGCAGCATCAGCATTACCATGCAAGATGTGGACGATCTGGTCCTTGTTCATGTCTTCTTCTTTCCGACGCCTTTTGCCAACGCGCCAAGGATAGAGTTCTTGTCCGCCCCAGCCTTGCCAGTGAGATTGGCAAGCATGTCACCTGCGTTGCCCGTGACAGCGGTCTTGATCAGGCCCTCCACTGCGGGTGGCAGATCGACCTTGTCCAGCACCGCATCGGCCATCTTTTCCTTGACCTTGCGCCCGATCAGCGCACCTACCAAACGACCAATCATTCTATCTTCTCCTCTTCCTTCTGGGTTTTGTTGTTGCTTGCCGCAAGAACGCCGCCCAAGGCCCCGACAATGAAGGACGCAATGGGGGTCAGTAGTTCAAAAAACTTGCGGTCATTTTCAGAGCTTTCGCCCATAGGCTGGGTCACGAAAACCAGAGAATAGAGAATGGTGAAGATCGTCCCACCAAGAATGAAGGTCAGGGATATCCCAATGAAATATCGCAGTTTTGCTTCCAAAAAGGCGGCGTCACCTTTTGCCATTTCGATCTCCCATTAGCTCTTTGGGGCAGGAATTTGTGGCTGTGCAGACGGGCGGTTGGCATTGCTGCGTTGACCAGTTTTTCGGGTCTTGGCATGGATAACGGTAGAACCCATCTTTGGACATGACAAGGATGCCCACTAAAGCTGCGGCAAACAAAACCCAAAGAAGTGTTTCTTTCATTTGATGAGCCTTTCCAGCAAGCGTTCAATCTTGGCATCAAGATTGTCTATGCGGATAATAACACGGTTAATGTCCGCATGGACCTCTGTTTTTGTGACATATTCTTTAGCCATCTCTTCCCGCGTACGGTTTAACAAGATTTGCAGACGCTGCATTTCAGCAAAGGCGTAGCGCAGGATTCCCCCAACCACGCTGAGGCCAACGGTCAGGATCGCGTTCCAAATCATGTCGGTTGGCATGTCTTAGCCCTCTGGGTATGGGAAGCGGGCTTCGATCTCAGCGATCTTGTCCAGCCAATCTTGTTGTGTTGCCTTGCCGCGCTGCCAATAGAAGAAGACGGGGTCGGCTTCAATGCGGTAAGCTTCGGCCCGCTTGGCTTCCTGTTCTTCCTGTGACGGGGGCGCAGGAGGAGGCGGGGGCGAGAAGACGCCATCCGCATACAGCCATCCAATGGTTGCACCTTCGGTCAGCAGAACCCAGCCTTGCTCTGCGGCAAAGTCTTCATCGGCAAGGGCCGTGTTCTTGACCACGCCATTTTCAATAACTGCGTAACCGCTTACCATGTGTAGACCTCCACATATCCTGCGCCACCTGCGCCGCCAGCACCACCTAAGAAAGTTGTGCGTGTTGATCCACCACCACCGCCCCCGCCCCCGGGGAAGCCACCAGCACCGCCAGCCGCGCCAGCTACTGTTGTTGCAGAGCCACCGCCGCCACCGCCAGAGCCGGGGAACAAGCCAGCGCCACCAGCCGTGGGTGCGCCCGCGACCGAGGTGCCTGCAAGACCACCCACGTTGGAATTGGATGCGCCGCCAGCGTATGGCGCAACCAAGACGTTACCAACGGTTTCACTGCCGCCCGCGCCGCCGCCGCCGCCGCCAAATTGAGATGCGCCACCAGCTACGCCTTGGCTTCCATATGTAGCGCCGCCACCGCCATAATATCCAGCCCCGCCGTTCGTTGTGCCACTAGTAAGAGTTGGAACAGTGGTGCTAATAGCCCCTGTACCCGCAGCTTGTACGTCTCCGCCAGCAGGGGCTGCGGATGCACTGATAGTGCCAGCGCCACCGCCAGCGCAAGTGATATACCCCCCAAATGAAGATGACCCACCAGCACCGCCAGCGGTATTAGATGCGCCGCTTGTCCCGGATAGACCAACCGTTACAGTGACCGTTGCAGTTAAAGCGGTTGGATAGAAGTATTTTTCAAAATAAGCGCCACCGCCGCCACCAGAACCACCGTATTTTACAACGCTCGCACCAAGAACGTTTCCGCCTGCACCGCCGCCACCTGCACCCCAGACACGAACGAGGACAAGACGCGCACCTGCGGGCTTGGTCCATGTACCGGAAGACGTGAAGATTGAACGGCTAGGAAGCATATCGGTCCAAGAGGTGTTGGACCCCGTCCCGCCAGAGGCCAGCACCTGCCCTGACGTACCGTAGGATGCGCTGCCCGCGCCGATGTTGCCCGTGATGATTGGGGTGGCAATGGTGGGCGCGGTGGCAAGAACCACAGCGCCAGTGCCAGTGACTGAACCGAAGTCTGTGAAGCCAAATTCCCAGTCTGCGGCAGTGGTCAGCGCGGTGCCAATACAAGTGACCATTGTGGTCATCTGCGGAATCACCGTGCAGACAAGGTTGCCGCCGGAAGAGTTGATCGTCAAGCTACCCGTGGAGTTGTTGACAATGTGGAACGTCCAGCCAGTCCCCAGTGTTGACGTAACGGGCAGTGTGATGGTCTGCCCCAGTGTCCCCGTGAACAGTTGGTACTGGCTGCTGGCGTTGGTCAGGACGGTCGTGCCAGTGGCCGTGGCCGTGGACGTGAAGCCCAGCAAGGCCGCAGCAGCCGCAGGGGCGCTGGTTGCCCCTGTTCCGCCGTTGGCCAGCGGCAGGGTGCCGGAAACGTGGGTGGTCAACCCAATCTTGCCGTAAGATGGGGCCGCACCGACCCCGCCAGAGATCAGAGCGTTGCCTGTGGCTACGTCAGCAAGCTTGGACAGGGTTGTGGTGCCGGAGGCGTAGACGATGTCCCCGATGGTGTAGGACGTTATCCCAGTGCCACCACCAGCCGCGCCAACAGCGCCCCACGCGGGTGCAGCCGCCGAGCCAGCCGAGATGATGGTCTGGCCGGACGTACCGTAGTTTGCGCCGCCGATGCCAAACTGACCTGCGGAAGCAATGCGGAAGCGTTCCACTGCGGTTACGGTACCCGTTGGCGTAGTAGTAAACAGGAGGAAACCCGGCGAAGAGGTTGAGCTGACAGCACCGTCTGAATAGAAAAGCACTTGCGCCGTGTTACGGTAAGCTCCAAGTTCATCTCTTCCAGAGCCAGCAACAATACCAGTTATGGATTGTGTAGAAACCGCAGTCGGGGCAGCTTTTGTGCCTTCTGCGTATTGCAGCTTTATTAAAACTGATGAGGCGTAGTTTGTTTGATTGTACGTCCCACCATCAACCGACAGCAAGGCTGATGGTGTACCACCAATACCAAAAAAACCAGCAGAGGTTACGCGTACACGTTCAGCGCCAGCCGTAGCCACAGCCACTGTATCCGCAGCTGGGAAGAATATGCCCGCGTTAAGGTCGCCAGTGTGGGCAATTGAGGGTGCTGCGGCAGTGCCGTCTGCAAAGGATGCTTGGCCTGTAAAGGCGGGGCTGTCAGACAAAACAACAGAACCCGTGCCAGTCGATGTCGTGACGCCAGTTCCACCATTAGCTACGGGGAGTACCCCCGAAACGTGCGTGGTCAGGCCGATCTTGCCATAGGATGGCGCAGCGCCGACCCCACCAGAGATGATCGCATTCCCCAAGGCAACGTCAGCAAGCTTGGAGAACGTTTGCGTGGCCGAGGCGTACATGATGTCGCCAATAGTAAACGTGTCCAAGCCAGTGCCGCCCAAGGAAACTGGGATTGGCAGCGTGGTGGGCAGGCCCGCCCGCGTGGCCGCAATGATCTGGTTCAAGCTAATCTTGACCGAGCTTCCGGCCTGCACACCTTCAAAAAGCTCTGATCCATCCAGTCCGATGACCGCAGGGAGGTTTGGGATTTGTATAGAACTCATCAGATCGGTCCTGTCTCTGGAACTGTTGTGTTATCATACGGCAGATCGGCTTGAGTTGCCAGCGGCGCGGTTTGCGCTGCGGGGTCAGTGCCGGGCTGTTCGTTCAAGCTGCCATTGGCAAAGCCCGTCTGTTGGGTGACACGGTTGTTGTCGTTCTCAGTGATACGGAAATCCCCGCCCGGCACGGGAATGCCCGTCTTGGCATTGACCGTGTTGCCCTGCGTCATGCGGTAATCCGTCTCCGCCTGAATGTAATATTCGGGGCGGGCGTTCATAATTACGGGCGGATCGGCGGGCAGCACGATGGAACGAAGTTGTTGCTGCGGGGTGTCCATGCAGTGATTGCACACCAAAAGGCGCTTGTTGATCAGCCCCGCGCCAGCCCAGTCAAACTGCCACGACAGGTTCACATGGTTGTAAACCCCGCCACACCTGTCGCATACACCTGCGGCCTGTGGAGACTTTGCACTTATGCGGGCGCGGCCCAGTTTTGATGCGTATGACATTATCTAAAATAGCCCGAAATCATAGGACTTATATAAGTTGGAACCGCTTCCACGTCTTGATCTGCGGCGATCTGGTAGCTCTCGTCGGCCTGCGCCTTTAGCGCCACGGCCATCTGGGGCTGCCAGATGCGGGCCAGACGGTAGGCCAAGCCATCCGCAAAACATTCTAGCCAGCGGTAGGGAATTTCGACATTTTCGCCATTTTGCAGATTAGAATCTTGGACCTGCCGGACGCGGTAATACTTCAGGGTCGTGGCGGAAGACCCATCCGGCACGGGCCACAGCGTGATCGTGGGCGAGATTAGGCGGTCGAACCAGTACGATGTAGGGAAGCCCTGCTGGTCCTTGTTGGGGTAGGAGGCGTATTCCGTGCGTGAGATCGGCATGATCACGCGGTCAGGGCCATTGGCCGTGGTCGTATAGGCGTCCAGCACCATGATGGTGTTGCCGTCCACGGCGTAGGTGGATGTGCCTTGCACCAGTGCCACCGTTACCAGATCAACGGCCCATAAGTTTACACCTTGGTTCGACCACCGCGACAGCATCATGTTCGTCGCCATGCGGGCGCTTTCCATGTGTTCTTGAAGGACAGCCGCTGGCCTTACGCCGATGTTCTGGTAGGCATACAGGACGATTTCGCCCAGCGCAGGGTTGAACGCATATGTGCCGCTGGTGGTCATCTCAACACTTCCATGCTTTTAAGGACAGCGCCTTGCGTGTCGGCTTGCCCTTCTCGTCCTTCATCGGACCTTCCATGCCGCCCATCCTAGCACAAAAAGACTTCTTGCGGGCAGCATCTTTGTCGGTCTTTGGGTTGGGGGCTGGGGGCTTCAGGTTGTGGCCCTGCGCCTTGGCCGATGCGCGGCCTACGGCATTTAAGCCGCCCTTTGGGTCTTGCCCGGCTTTACGGGTCCACGCTGGGGTCTTCGCCATTCTTCACCACCAATCCCATTGCTGCAAGGGCATCAAGGCCATCCATGCCCACCACCACATTAACACGATCTGGCTGTGCTTGGATAGGATCAGATGTCGTGTAGCCTTCCAGTGGCCCAGAGGCTACCTGATAGTCTGTTGTGCCATCCGTCCAGATCGGCGCGGTGGCAGGATCAACGTTGGGATCGGTAAAGGTAGGCGGGCAAGCTATCGTTGTGGTTTCCATCAGTAAGCCCCTGTTTCGCCGTTGACCCAGCTTTCGGTGGATGTGATCTGCCCTGTGGTCAGGTTAGGTCCAAACCGCACGATCAGGCTGTAGATGCGTCCGTTGAAAGGCAACGTAGTCCCACCGCGACGACCAATGTAGAGCGGGTAAGCAAGGTAATTTCCAAAACCTTGATCGCCAGATGACGAAGCAACTTGAATACCATTTACTTGAAGCAGGGCCGTGTCTGTGGCAATTTCACAAATGGCTGTCAAAGTATTAGTTATAGGAGCAGCATAAGATGACGGTGTTGAAAATCCGGCGGGGGCAGCAGAACCCGATGATCTTAATGAATATGCAGCAGTTGGGGAGGAACTATTTGATAAGAACACTGCTCCAGCATTTGCTGCTATTGAAGCACTACTTTCTACTATACAACCTGTTGCAGCATCACTCAGCTTCCGCACCCCAGTAAACACTTGTACCTTGTTGGTGGCAGGTGTGATCGTACCCGTGACCATGCCGTCATCCACGCCGTCAAAGGCAAGATAGGATGCAGATGCAACGCCAGCCTGTGTGACTTCGTATTGCGACACGACCTTTTGGTAGGCGGTTACGGCGGGCTGTCGCTCTAGCTGTGCGCCCCAGATGTAGAATCCGCTTCCAGCCGTACCCGTGGTAACTAAGGTTGTTAGTGACAGTGCCGAGCATATGATGTGATATAATAGGTTTATACCCGATGCAGGGGTAGTGAAAGTGGCGGTACAGCGCCACCAGCCATCGCCCACATCTGTAGATGTAAGGGTTGCAGTGCCTGCATTTACTTGAGACGCGCCCGTGGTCAGGTTAAAAAAGCAAATCGCACCTACGACAGAAAAGTTTACGCAGATAAAGCTGCGTTCCGCCGCCTTAAAGTAGCCAGACCATGTATACGATGCAGAGAATAGAAAACCTTGTGGGTTTGCTGATAAGGCGAAGAATGAAGATGTGTTGGCTGTCTCCTGAACTTTATCCGCCGTGGTGGTGCCGTTTGGTGCTGTTATAACGTTAGCAGCAACAGTCACAGGGCCTGAGGTCTTATTCCAAACCGCATTATCAAACTGCTCCGTATAAGTGTATATGTTGCGCGTACCAACTATGGGGTTGATCCCGTAAATCGGACGCTGCGTGGATGTGGCTTGTGTGGCGTGGTTGCCACGGCCAGACTTATCCAGCATCTTGCCGACAGTCTGGTTAGGTGCAGTTACAGGCGTGGTCCCTGCGCTATCTTGGAACAGTGTGGTTAGGTCAGAGGGGTCATACCAAGCGCCGGGTTCTGCGGCTGCAAACAGGGAAGCGGGGGACGAAGATGCCCCACCGCGCACAAGGTTCATGCCAATCCCTACAAACATCTCAGTACAGAGCCACGATGCTGGTTGCTGTGGTGCCTGTGGCGTAAACGCGGGTTACCTGAATGGGCAGCAACGTGCCACCCTGAACGCCCACGAACAGGACGGAAGAGCCACCGTCAGCCATATCAACGGTGAGGTTGCCAGCCGCGCCAATGTAAAGCGCACGGGTGGGCTGACCGTAGATGGTAGCATCGCTGGTGGTTACCGCAGAGGCGCGGTGGGCCGATACCGTGGCGTCAGCGGAAAGATATGCGGCGGTTGCCATTGGGTGTCTCCTGTGGGGAGAAGGGGCCTTTCAGCCCCCTCTATTACTTTGCTTTGGCGGCGGCTGCCGACATCAATGGCATACCATGAACGGCCTGACCACCAATGACATTCTTGCTGCCAGTGGTGACGTGGGCGCTGGTATCTTCCGTCTTAGAAGGTTTCCCCACTGAAACAGTGGTCTTGACCGTCATGGCGGGCTTTTTGTTCCCTACACGCATCAGACGGTATCATGCTGTGGGATGTAACGGACGGTAATTGTACCAACGCCTGTGCCAGTGTTTGCGGACAGGACATAGATACGCTTGCCAGTGATAGTATCATCCCAGTTCTGGGTGCGGGTTGCGTCGGTGCCGGGCGTCAGGGCGATCAAACCAATGGCGCTACCTGCGCCGCCAACGACAAGTTCCGTAGCCGTGGCGCTTGTACCAACGCTAAACGTGGTAGTTGCGCCGTTCCATACCGTGGTGACCAGCATCTGGATGTTCAGGATGTGGCTGTTGGCCGGAAGCACGATGGAGGTTGCCAACGCAGTTGCGGTCAGGGCTTGGGTGATCGGGTAGGTCTGCGCCATGACCACCGAGCCAACGTTCTTGACGTTGCTGCCAATGGTGGTGCCGGAGGTATTGAGGATGTCGCCCGAACGGATGGGGCCTGTAAACGTAGTCTTACCCATTTTGGGTTCCTTTGCACGATGTGGCCGCACTGTCTGTGCAAGGTCCGCTGGGCGCGGTCAGGGCGGCAATAAAACCCAGAAGGAAAGAAGGGGGCCGCAGCCCCCTCCAATTTATTTTTACGAGGGGGTTGAACCCCACACAGAACGCCAGTTATAGTAGCTGAACGAGTAACGTTCATATCCTTTAACCAACAAGTTATCTGTGACAAAATCCACTTGCATATCTGTTTCAAACTTTACGCGCTCCATATATGAAAGCCCGTCAATGTTTGTCAGCAGGAACCAAGCAGATGCCGAAGTGAAGAAGTCGTTGACCATGTAGCCCTCTGGCAGACCGCCAGCGGTGGACATGATCGCGTTCACATCGTTGTCAGCCGTGCCGGGCCGCAGTTCCGTCTTCGTCAGGCGGATGGCTACGGGTTCCAGTTGCGGCGGGACAATCAACTTACGACCACGAGCGAAGACCTTCAGGCCAGCCTGATCTTTGAAGGCGGTACGGATACCGATCATGCCGTTCAGCAAGGTTGCTTCGTTCAGTTCCACTTGGGTGGACGGGGTGTTAGCCACCACGCCGCCGTCGATGGGGTGCGACAATGACAACAACGCCACACCGTCACCACCGATTGACGAGTTGTAGGTCGTCGCGGTGTTGAAGATGTTTGCCGCGTAGATTTCCTTGGTCTGCTGGAAGCTTTCGATCAGACCGAGGTTTGACGGCTGGAACTGTGTTTTGTACAGGTTGTCGTCGATGGCCTTGCGAGTGATCGCGTAGCCCAGACCGATTTCAACATGCTCTTGGTTGTAGATGTAACGTTCGCCAGCGCCGTTGTCGAAGGACGTTTGTGCGCCTTCGGTCTTCAGTTGTGCGAAGCCCAAGAAGCGCATCTCAGCGGTGCGTTCCAGCGCCATCTTCGAATTGTGCTTGGTGAACATCTTGTCGTACTGAGATGGGATCATCTCGTACTTGCCCTCAATCCCACGGAGGCCGGGGAGCAGAAGGTCTTTAATCGCAGAAAGATTAACAGCCATTTCTTATGCTCCTTACATGCCAGCGAAGTTGCGGGGCATAGCGTTGTTGAAGGCCACTATGATTGCGTTGTAGCCAGAGGTTGCATCGTTGCCGTTGATGCCCGAAAGCGGCGAGGATTGACCCGGCAGGTAGTTTGCCAGAGCAACAATGCGGAACGGAAGTGCCGCGTTTGCGCCCGTCACACCAGCCGAAGACAGCGTGTACTGGTCAGCAAACATGGTCGAAAGGCCATTGGCGGTGTTGCCATTGGTTTCGCTTGATGCGGTGCTGTCGTTCCAGTTAAAGCCGATGTTCTCGCCAACTTGAGCTTGACCCACTGCGGTGGCGGTGGTGTTCGAGTTCGCCGTCTGCACCGCAAAGCGGGCGTTGGGGTCGGTGATGACGTAGGCTTCGACATCGTTGGTGGTGTCCGAACCGGGCCAGTAGTTGGACCAGACGGTGCGCTTCTGCGATGTGGACAGGTACTTGCAGCCAGCAAACACGCCAGAGACAGGAACGTAGACCGTAACCACAGGGGTCGAGGTTGCCGAGGTGGCGGCGGTTGCCGTGGTGCTTTGAACCACAACAGTCGTGGAGGTGGACGACACCACGGTGAAGGCACCGTTCGGAACGCCAGTTGCGTTGGTGACAACCACAACCGAACCCACTGGGGGCGCGTAGTTGGTTGACGCAAAGGTCGGGATGTTGGCAGTGCTGGACGATACAGCGGTGTAGGTGATCGTCATTGCGCCAGTTGCTGCGGTGACAATACCAGTTGCGGACACCGTCAGGGTGACGGGGCCAGTTGCCTGCGCGATGTAGCCAGTGCCAACGCCAGTGGCGTTCGAGGCTTGCATGACGGGATCGTTCAGGAAGATTGGGGTCGTGTTGCCGGACGCAATGGCAGCCATCGTCTGCTCATAGGTCGGAGCGGAACCAGCACCACGGTACTGGGTAAAACCGTTTGGCGCAAAGGTGTTCGCCATGTCGGATATCTCCTTTTCAGGAGTTCCATCATCGCGCACCGGGGCGAGGGTAGAACGGGGGGGATTGTGCAACCTCCCACACCGAGGGGAGATAAGCGTACAATATACATGATTTTGTGTGGTTGTCT